ATACTTTTCTCAAATCCTTCGATACTGCTTCCCGACTGCTCCAGCGCGAATTTCAGTTCGGAAAGTGATTCAGTGGTGAAGCCTGTCCGCAATGACATCTTCTGAATCAGGTCGCCAGTTTTGGCGAACGACGAAACAACTAATGCCAGTGACCCAACGAGAGCCGCGCCCGCCGCTCCGACAGCGAGGAAGGAACCGCGCATCCCGCGCAGCTTCTCCGTTGTGCTTTGGGCCGACTTTCCGACGCCCTTGATCTTCCCTGAAGCAAGGTCTTTCGCCGTCATCGTTATGTTGATTTCGTTTGCCATCTACTCTTTCGCTTGCGCTGCCTGTACCAGTGCCGATAACCGCAGAATCGAAGCATCTTCCTCCATCAACTCAGACGGCAAGCAGGAATATCGCTGACATAACGCGTCGATCATCAACGCTTGCGTCAGTTCGATTGGCTGCTGTTCGCCAGTGATTCCAAGATGGGCGTATCGCTCTGCGGCTTCGATAAATTTGCTGGCGGCTCCAAGACCAGTTCCGACCACTTCGTTACCAAAGCCGTCAGAAGCCTAGCCGGTGCGACCGCCAGCGCAGCCTCACTGTTTGCCGGTATTGACTTCCCTTCGTCATCGACCAGGTTCCACGATTCTAAAACTTTGTCGCACCAGATCGTGTTCGCCTCGATCACTTTCTTCTCACTGTCAGCACCGGCGAGCCGTTGAATTTCCAGAACGGTTTTTAACGGCAGGTCGAGAGTGCAGCGAATTTCCAACCCGTCGTAGTCGGTTCCCTCGAACGTAATGTTCGCGACTCGACGGGCTTTGGATAGTTTGAACTTAGCCATGTTCCCCTCTCCCCTATGCCCACGTCGGGGCTGTGCCGCCGGTCAATACGCCTGGCGCAGAGTACGTCAATTCACCACCACCACCACGACTCAACGCGTAGTCCGTGAAGAAGCACTCGTTCGGCAGGGATTGCCCGCTAACGGTGATCGTCACAGTTCTAGCGACTGACGTGGTGCTGACGGTTTTGAATACGTCGTGCGACATATTGCTGGCGTCATTGAATACGCCCGAGACACTGATCGAGAAATCAGCAAGCAACAGAAGTCGCTCGTTCGCTGATTTATCGAGTCCGGTCACATCTTGGACAGCCCGCGGAATTGCAAAATCGAAGTTCGTTACGTCGTTCGATATTGTCCTTGCAGAACCACCGCTGTCGTCGATGGCTAGTGCCATCCCGAGTCCAGATTCTTTTGCCATGTTTAGCCTTTCAACTTGTGAAGTTGCTCGCCCATTTCATCGACCCATTGCGCCGGTTCCCGACGTGAGAACCCGCGCCCGTTGTTCACGGTAAATATCTGCGGTCGATCTAAGCTGATGCGATGTTCGTTGCGACGGAAGCAATCCTGCCCCGGCGCGAAAGTAAAAGTGATAAGCCCCTCAGTTCGGCTTTCCGTAAACCGCAGCCCTGATACTTGCTGAATCCAATACACGTTGTCATGGTCAGCCTCGGGCAGGATTGTTTGCCAGCCAGCCAGGTAATGCGGGCAGTCGATTTCCTTGCAGGTCGCACCCCGGAAATGCGTTGCGGGCGGTGCTGATGCTCTATATGTCTGATGCATCGCCTCTCCTGAATAAGACCGCAAGAACCAGGTTGGAAATCGAGCCGGTCACGGTGCATCGCACGTACCTGTTCACCGTCCCGCTGACAGTTGCCCGCTCAGCTGTTCTGCCGGTGATATTCGTGAACGTGATTAAGTCAGACCAACTGCTGCCATTCGTCGAGTCCTCGATCTTAGCGGTGGCAGTTCCCGAGCCGATAGAAAACGCTTGCACGTAACCCTGCCCCCCGGAGGACGAGGACGCCGACTGGTCTACCGTTGCGAACGACGCTGCCCCGGTCGTGGCCTTGCCTGTCGTAAGTGATACGCCCCATTCGACAGGTGTTGCATTTCCTTGCACCGACACCGAAAAGTTCAACCCGCCGTCTGCGGTTCGTGTGCCGTCGTAGTTGATTTGTTTGCCGATAAGGGCAGCCCCGGCATCGCCAACCGTCCCGCCCATCAGGAACATAGCGTGCTGGTCAGATGTCGATAGACCTTTCAACGCTGCGTGTTCCTGGTTCGCTGCGTCGTTGAAAAACGAGTTGAACTCGATGAGTCCGTCGCTGTGCGTCAGCAATCTGTCCTGCGCCGACTGGTTGATCGAGGTGACTTCAACGACCCCACGCGGGGACGAGATTGAATTGATCGCACCAACATCACCCGACAGGTCATATCCTGCGAAATAAAATTGATTCCCGAGTCCTGATTTCTTTGCCATTTGCTTTAGGGAGCGATGCTCTCAGCCTCCAAGTCTATTATTCCCAGATCGAACGAAAGTGTCCGAAATGAATTCCCGCCTATATTCGACCAGCCGACCGATGCGAGAGTTATATCTAAATCTGTGACGTTACTATCGAGCGTGCTGTCCCCGGTAAATCCTGACTGCACAGCACGACACGCATCCCATATTTCAAGTTCTAACTTTTCCCTGCCCTTTGCCCCTGGCGGGACTCGCCAGTAACAACGAACGACCCACGACTGCGTTGCCATTACATTCCCGAGCGTTTTAGTCTTTTCGCTTTCGCCTGAGAACCACGCCGCCGCAACCCTGTCGCCCGACGGAATCGACATCGGCTCCCCGATAAGGACGACCTGAAAATTCGGCGACGAGTTCGCCTCCAGGATTGTCTTGATCTGCGTTACTGCGCCCGACCTGCTCATACCAGGGCCTTCCTGATCGGCTCCGCGAAATACTTGTCTTTTTCTTCTGCCTCTAATTTCTTGAACGCATTTTGGAACATCTGGTAGCCCTTGAAACTGGTGGTCTTGTTCCTGGTACTCGTACCTTCAATCCAGCTTGCATAAACTACGTTCGCACCCTGCCGCACCGAACCGGCGTCTACCTGCGCCGTTAAATCTTTTATCAATTCGCCAGCAATAGAACGGCGCAAGTGCCCCGTCACGACTCCGTGACCTTTCACCAGTGGCTGTTTCACCCGCTGCTCAGTTACAAGAGCCATCCGCAAGATGCCCTTGTTGAGCGCGTCCCGTAATCGCTTGTCCGCTCCAATATCGAACAGCTTGCCCTTCATCTCTATTGTCATTCCGACGCTAGACATAAACTGCCAACTCCCGCCGGTTTCTGTAATGGTCGAGCCGTTTGAGGATTGCCCGTTCCTCCTGGGCCGGGGTACTCATCGCCATTTCACCCGAGCCAATAACAGTCGTTAACCCTGCGTCCCGGCTGCGCCAGTACGTGCGAGCAACGTCCAGAGAGGCCTGTGCAACATCGGCAGGGTACTTCCACCGGGAATAAGCCACGCCGCCGCTGTGCGTCGCTGCTGTCGTGCCGTTAACGCCACGTATGACTGTAAGGTTGTTCCCGGAAACCGCCGTCACGTACATCTGCTCGGAATCGACAACGACGGTATCGCCAACGTATGTCGTTGAACCGGACGCCACCGAAATCGCTGTTGCGCTGGTGCTGCCAACTGCGTCCATCGTTGATATGGAAGCCTTGTCGTTCTGCCAGCCCCAGGTTCCCAGAATCGTCAACGTCTGCTGCCCGGAATAAAGGCTGTCCGTCGTATCTTCTTCCAGCTTCAGGAGCGTCTTGGGTGACGAGTTGTACGGCTCCAATAAATAATCGTTTCCAATACCCTCGGTTAAAACCGTGTTCGCCGACCTTGCAGTGTCGTGATAGGCGGTCACTGTCGTCGCTGAAATAAGCCAGTCGTCGAGCGGAACTATTCCTGCGCCAGATAATTTCGACGACCAGTAATCAGGGAAGGAAATAGAATCTCTGGCTGCTGCCAGGGAATCGTCACGCAACGCCCCTTTTCCTAAGTCATAGGAACGGGTCGCTGTTCGTGCGCCGAACGACCGCCCGGCGTACTGGTCGATGCGTTGGGCAGCAGACTCCAGCACCCGGACGATTGGCGTTTCGTCTGTGTCCCAGTCCGTGACGTGATCTGTCCCGCTGAGATAGCTTCGGAAGTCGTACACATTCGCATAATTGTGATATGTCTGCGCCATCGCCTACTTGTCCTCGGTTGCCCCGACATTCTTTGACTGAATCTTCTTCGACGACCGCTTGGCTTTCACCTTCTTCAACGTCCGCTTGGCTTTCACCTTGCCGGGGAGCGCGAAATAATCGCTGTATTTTAAGTAACGAACAGCATCCATTTCGTAAGTTTCGCCAGGCGTGTATTCGTCGTCGCCTATTCTGCGACCCTCGATGCACTTCACTTTTACTTTTACTGCTCCCATTTCTTCACCTTTTACTGGCGACCCGCCCCGAAGGACGGGTCGCCCTGAAACTAGCTGCGAATGTCTTGGTCGCCTATGACTAGGACACCTTGCACCGCTGCTGCTGTTGCGTTCACCAGAACAGTTTTCACATGAGGCTTACCGTTAGGAATTTCAAAGTCAACTATTACAGTTGATCCTGAGTCCCCACCGGCTTCCGTCATCTGAGTGATTGCTGCGCCAGTAATGTCGGCATAACTACCGCCACTGGTTGCTGATGCCTGAACTTTGCAGTCAACAGTTCCAGAGGAAGCAATCACGCCTACCGTCACAACCAATGCTGCCTTTGAGTAACCCGTCAGGTCAATCGCCGAGGACGTAGTAGTCCCCGCCGACTTGCTAACCGGAGCAAGAGCAACATTGATTCCTATTCGATTTGAAAGTTGATTAAAGCGAGGCATGAAACTCCTACTGAATCTTGAAGATTCTGAACGCGTCTGCCAAGCCAACTCGACCGTCGTACCTGCTGCGTGCGAAGAAACCAACCTGGTCGTTCGCCACATAGATCGAGTCGTCACGCCGTACAGACATGCCGATCCGGTCTATGAAGTAGTAGTTCGAGAAGTCGCCAATGCAACCCACTTCTTCGTTCGTCGCAATCGCTGCTGCATCGTCCCAGCCAGTCCCGTCAAACAGGAGAGTTGGCTTGCCGAGCAAAGCCTCTGCGGGAGCAGATGTAAGTGAACCCTTCGAGGATGTAACGTCAAGAGTGTTTACCTGCTGCATGAAGCTGCTGGTCGTAGATACCGAAGCATTTGCCCGGAACTGTGCAGGAAGGTCGAAGTACCACGTCTGGATGTCGGCAATGGAAACAGCGGATGTTGAGTCCGTGTCCGTACCGTCAGTCGCCGTAGTCCTGAGTCCTTCTGCCTCACCGGAGCCATCACCCTCGATCAACTGCTGATCTTCGTAACGCCCCTGCGCCTCACCGAAAATCTGTGAAAGCAGGGCAGGAAGGTTGACCGCGGAATCTTCGAGAAGTTCGTTGGATACCTTCACCGTGCCACCAGCCTTGCGGATAGTGAACGTGACCTGCCCGACTGTCGGAGTGTTATCCCCGTAAGCCGCTTCTTCTGCAATCGCAGCCCAGGAGACTGAACCCATCGTCGGGAGGTAGCCATCTTTCAATGACGTCGTTATCACCGTGCAAGCAGGTCGGTGAACCCCGCCGGGAACCCCGGTATTGTGAATGACCTGGGTGCGGAAATCTTCTGGAACGAAGTACCCACCCTCATTGTCAGTCCCTTCTTGCATTGCCTTCAACTCGTCCGAACTGGCAAGCTGCCAGAATTTCTGAGCGTTTGGCGAACGATCACGGAACCACTTTGTCCACGTCTGGATGTAGAAATCCGCTTCCTCTTTGAGCGAATCCCCCATCTGGTCACGAACCCACTGCGGCTGCACAGCCGCTGGAATTCCCTTGACCCACAGCGCGGGCTTGTAGTCGTTGCGATACTTCGACCCGACATCCTCGGTGTCGAATATCTTTGCCTCTGCCGTCGTTACTGGAACTGAGTTAGTCGGCGTGTTCCAATCGCCCGAGAGAACTTTCAGGGAGTCGGACTCGTTCTGAATCGCCTCTGCCTTTGCCATCTTATCAACAGCGTCCTGGCGTGCTTTGGTAGCAGCCTCAACGTCGCCAGATTCGACGGCCTCGGTAGCAGTAGCAAGAATCGAACGTGCCTCGTCCCGAAGTTCGTTAATCTTGTCCATCAAGATTCTCCATTTCGAGCTTAAGTTTCGTTAGTTCGATACTCTCCCGCAGCAATTCCTTCTCCGTGTCAGAGGCATCTTCAGTGACGGCGATTTCTTCTTCGTCGTCACCCTGCGCGTCTGAGGCAGCTTTGGAGTTGATAGTTTGAGTGTTCGGGCTTGCACCACGGAGAACCGGCGAGACTTCAACCCAGTCAAGGGAATCAATCACGCGGGCTTTCGTTCCGTCCGCAAGTGTTTCGATTTCGTCAGAGACTGACCGGAATCCCACCGACCATTCCCGCACGGAACCGAACTGCACATCTGCGAAGGCTTCCCGCCCTCGCTGCGTGTTCAAATTGAATTGCATGACCGCCTTCAACCGGCCTGTCGTCATACCTGTCTGCTCGTCTGTCCCTGTCGATACCGGAGCAGCGTCGATAACCTTGCCGACCGGAACGCTCTGGTCGTGGAACCAGGCAACGGTCTGTGTGCCATTTTGAATCGAATCGCCAAACGCATCGAAAGTGATAATCTCGTCGTCGTGGTCGAGCGCACCCATAGTATTGACGAACGCCTCCACGATGCCCTCTACCTCGTCTACCGTCGTTACTTCTGAAGTCTCGAATTTGCGGATTATATTTCCCGCCGTTATTACCTGTGTCATTCTGTCACTCCGTCGATAATCGCTGAATAAGCCCTGGTGCAATTCGGGTGGGCAATCGGGTTTTCCAACGCCCAGTCTATCGTCTGTGTCGTTCCGCTGAACGGAGCGCATAACTCGTCGTCATCGCCGTCCTGAACAATAACGTGCGCTACCCCTGCCGCTTTGTAGCGCGCCGCAGTCGCAGTGTTCTGAGCCGTTGCGACTTCTGTCCTTGCAATAGTTTTCGCCCGGTTCTTGTACGTTTCCCGCACAACTTTTCGGAGTCCTCTGTATTCATCTTTCGGCACTCCCCTCACGATCTGGTCGAGGCTATAACCCCTGTTAGTCCCGAGTTGTATTTGCTCTCGTAAAGCAAAGCGGGAAACATCGTTGATCTTCGTTCCTGCGCCCCGAATAACATTCTGGAATATAGGCAACTCAGCATCGAACGGCATTTCACGGAATACGCCAGCCCCGTTGATAACATTCCAAGATTTACGGAAGGCATTGACCAGGACAGGACTCATGCGCCGTTTCAATTCATCATCCAACAGGTACGGTATTAAAGTGATCTCGTTGAACGGCATCTGTATCTTCTCGCCGTCCTTCAACTCGTTATCGTCCAGCGACAGGTAACGACCCATGACGCCGTCCGCACGGTTCAACTGCTCCCGGAAGAACTTTTCCAGAACCCGCTCCATCGTTTCGGTTTCTTCCTCGTAAGATTCGGCAAGCGGGTCGAGTATCCGGTTCGCAGCAGCCTGGGTCAACGCCTTCTGCTCGCCCTTGATTTCTACCGCCTGTAAGCCACGCACAGCGAGCGTCGTGGGCAGGAAGCCCGTATGCTCCAACTCGTCACTGATACCCGCAGCAGATAACGCAGCGGCGGGCGTAAACCCGGCATTGATAAATTCTTTCGTGATCTGTGCCCTGACTAGCTGCCGCCCCACCAGCGCACCCTCGTCCTCTTGTAACGCTCGCACTTCTGAGAAATCGAACGCTATCCTGCCCTGCTCGCTCGGGAACTCCGGTAGCAGTAACTCACTGATAAATTGCTCGACCCGCCGATACATCGGCAGCAGGGTTTCTTCCCAGAAGGATTCCCGCGCCTCGCCGTAATTGGAATAGGTGCTGCGCTGTAATCCGACGTTCGCACCGACCAGGATTGCCGGGACACCTAACGCCGAGCAGATACGCGTTTCGGATAACGCTCGCAGGGACGGTATCTCCATATCCCCGATACCACTCCCCATCGTTTCGTAAGAAGCGTCCTCGTCGAGTATCGCTATTCGATGCCAGTTACGAGTGCCCTGAAAGTGGCCTCGCCAGGCAGCACGTAACTTTGAAGCCTCGTCCTGACTGGATAGCTTCCGACGCAGTTTGAGTATCCCGGACGGGACACCGGCGTTCGTGAAAAATGCCTTTGTAAACTTCGTTGCGTCCGAGTCGAGATTGACCTGCTTCGCCAGCACCTGCAACGGCGACAGGCCGTAATAATCGTTATTCGGGTTCGGGAATTTCAGATGCCCGATGTCCTCGGCTGGAATGATGTACCGCGCGCCGTTGATGTCGTACTGGTAGCCCCGGCCTGGTAGCACCTCGATTCGATCAGGGCGCAAGAGCAGCAGCGATACGATACCGACACGCGCACGCTCTTTCAGCACGTAAGCGTTCCCGGCGATGTGTAAATGCGTTATGAGGTTTTCGAGGAATTCGTATTGCGTAAGTCCCGGAGCAGGGCGGTCAATTAGATTCGACACCGGCGACGTTTCTAATACCTCGCCGTCCCGGTCGTAATAGCGAAGGAACGCCTCCGACGAGGACGTTGCGATCTCCCGGATACATGCAAAGACCAGTTCGTTTCCTGCGTAGCCTTCCCGCGCGAAATTGGAATAACTCGCGTCGGGGAACGCTGTCCCGGTCTGCGTTGTCGCGTTCAGAACCGACGAAACAACTACGTCGTTCGGTTCAGCTTTTCGTGACGGGATAAGCCTATCGAGAAAACTCAAAGCCAGACTCCGATTCCGGGTTTCCTGTCCTGGTGGTAAACAGCGAGAGCGAGCGCGCAAACGCCGTCGTCGTGAAGCCCGACAGGTGCGGAATATTGTGCGCCGGTTCGCGTGTATACATATTCAAAACTTAGCAGTTCGTTGAATAACTGCCCTTCGGGGAATGAGGTCTGTCGCTGCTGTATAGCGACCGACAGCCGTTCCATTAGCTGCTGCTTGGAACTGCTGGTGAACTTGAATCCCTCGAAATTGCTACCGGCTCTAGCGAGGAACTCAATTATCGCATCGCCGACCCCCGTACTGTCAACCAGCGCGGGAATCTCACCAGTATGTTTGACAATACGTTTGAGGGTTTCTTCCCACGGCGATTGCCACCGCTCGGAGCGGCAGACTGCACCCCGGTCGTCGAGCGCAACGCCCCATGTCCAGTCAACTGATTTCGCCAAGTCCCAGCCCCATACGACCGGCTCCCTGTTCGACAGCGGCGCAACGCAGCTATATATCGCATCAATGCCGAACGGGTTGCCCTGGTCGTCGCTCGGCTCTGCCAGGTACAGTTCCTTGAATACCTGGTCGGGAAGGTCGCGCTTGGCTTCCCGAACTTCCTCGTCCTGCAACACGCCGCCAGCAATGGCGTCGGCTGCGGTGATCTTGCTGTATTTCCAGCCGGGAACACCCGACTCGGCCTTGCGTGCCAGCCGGTACGCCCAGTTTTTGCGGCCCTTGACGTTACCGATTATCCGAATCTTGCCACGGGTCGCTGTCAGCGTCGTACGGATAGCGTGCCAAACTTCTTCCTTGCAGCGGGTAGCCTCGTCAATGACCGCAGCGTAAACGTCCTCACCGTACAGGCTGTCAGGCTTGTCGCCGCCCTTGAACCAGATCGCCGCACCGTTCGGCAACGTAACGGTCAGGTTGGAATTATTGGCAATGTAATTCCCTTCACCGAGTCCCGCCTTCAGCCGCCTGAACGCTATCTCGGCCTGACCGTATATCGGAGCGACCCACCAGTAGTTCCGGTGGAGTCCACCCTGTATCGCTTGCTCCGTAAGCCACACTGTGCAGCCGATGGTCTTGCCTGACTTCGTTGACGCCTCGATCACTGAGTATCGCTCGTCGCAGAAGATGGCGTCCTTCTGTTTTTCATAGAGCCAGGGGCGGGTATATGTGATGTGCTGCTTAGTCGTCATCGTCATCGTCCGCTCCCGGCAACTCCAGGAAGCCAGCCGGGTTCATGTCGATAGTGAAATCACCCGGAATAAGCTGCACGACTGGCTTGTTGCGCCAGGCATCGCCACCGCGCCGTTCCAGCCAGAACATCATCGCCTTAACATCACCGTCCATTGCCCTGTCGTATAGCCGCTCGGCGACCTTCGCATTGGCCTTCGCCGTCGCCTCGTCGAGTTCGTGCCGGTAGTGCTTTGCGAGCGTGTTCCGATCTACCTGAATGACAAGCGCAATATCGTCCTGGGGTATGCCGTAGGCAGACATCGCCTCGACCATACGACGCTGCTCGGCTGTGGGCTTATGCGCGACTTGTGGCACTTTGTTTAACCAAGTCTGACCATTTCTTCAAAATACGGGAGCGTTCTTTTCAGTCCTTCTTTTCGACTGATTCTTGGCTTCCATCGAATAGTATCCCAAGCCTTTGTTATATCTGGCTTACGTCGTGTTGGGTCATCTTCTGGGAGAGGCTTAAATACAACCTCACTCTTACTATTTGTTAATTCGATAATCTCATCGGCGACTTGCAGTATCGGAACTTCATCAGGGTTCCCGATATTTACGAGCGGAAGGTCGCTCCCAGCTTTTAAGTTCATCATCCGAAATATTCCGTCGATAGTATCGTCTACATAAGTGAACGAGCGTGTCTGTGTCCCGTCACCATAAATAGTAAGTGGTTCGCCGCGGAACGCCTGTGCAGCGAAATTAGGAATTGCTCTGCCATCGTTAAGTTTCATCCGAGTTCCGAATGTATTAAATAGTCGGACAATCCTGGTATCCATACCGTACGCGCGATGATAAGCGGCAGAAAGGGCTTCTGAGAATCTTTTTGCCTCGTCATATACGCTTCGCGGCCCGACTGGGTTTACGTTTCCACAATAGTCCTCTTTTTGAGGAGATATTAACGGCTCACCGTAGACTTCCGATGTCGAGGCAAGCAGAAATACAGCATCGTGTTTTCGGGCAAGATCGAGAAGGTTGAACGTACCCGTTGAGCCGACCCGCAGAGTCTCAATCGGCAGTCGAGCGTAATCGACCGGGGATGCAGGACTCGCCATGTTCACAACGTAGTCGGGCGGGAATTCAGGTGGCGTTCGATACGGGTTGAACCGCATCGTAATGTCCTGATTCGTGTGATGGAAATTCGGGTGGTCGATTAGGTGGGTGAAATTGCTCTCTCGTCCCGTCGAATTATTGTCTACTGAATAGACCGTATGACCCTCGGCGATTAGCCGGTCGCATAGATGCGAACCGAGGAACCCTGCCCCTCCCAGGACTAGCGTGGTTGTCATTTCTTTGCCCATTTTTCGTCGATAATACACGCCGCTGTATTATTCCAATAAACCCGATGGTGAACCCGTCTGTTGGCTGTACCGAGCATCGAAATCTTCACGCAGCTTGGCGCGTACATTACGGAATAAAAGCTCTTAACATACGTTCCGATATTACGGTAAAACTCGCTCATTCCCCCGGCGGTATTCTGGGTGGGTAGTTGGTTAACCATCATCCACATAAAACTGAGAAACGCACCACCGCGCCGTTGTAAACCCGTATATGTATTTACGTCCTCATTCATCCGTCCGACGAACTGAAATGGCCTGTCCGTTGCACAGACAAACGTATTCATTGCCTTGCGCTTGCTTTTGATGGCCTTCAAATATGTTCCGGTTCCCCCACCAACGTGGTCGCCACCCTGCGATATGGCGATGCTTAGAAACGGCGTAATCGTAAGGTAGTCTACGAGCAGCGAGAATAAGCGGTCGAGTGTCTTAACGATCACGCTGGCGTACTGTCTATTCCCGTCAAGACGATACCTAAAAGCGTTGTAATCATCGTCAAGTTGGATGAAGTATTTACAGCCCACCTGCTTCGCAAGCTGCCAACAGGCGTTGCGGGCGTAGGTAATTGTGCGACGGTCGCTGAAATTATCACCCTCGTCGAAGGTTGCTGCAATCTCATCTTTCGAGAAGATTAGAACCTCGTCGCCGTAACGCTCGATATATCTATCCTGGGCTTCGTCGTCGTCGTCGATAACGATATAGATCTTCCCGGTGTAGCCCGAGCGTCTCAGCAGCGTATAAGTAGTCACATGATCTGGTCGCCCGTTCGTCAGGATAAAAGCGCAAAAGTCATTCCTCATTGTCTGCATCCTGCGTTGCCAATTTCATGATTTCGGTAGCCGCGTAAACGAACCCATTTTCGATTGCTTTATCAACGTCAATAATTACCAGCGCAGACCGTTCCATTAGGTTTTGTATATCGGACGTTGAATGAGCGTAATACTCAGCGATGTTCGCGAAATCAAATACGGTATGTCGCGTTGCTGCTGCTTTTAGAAATGATGAAATAGCGGCGGGTAATTTAGCAGCGGCAATTTCAGTAAGCAACTCATCTGCTTTTGTCGAGTCTAGCAATTCTGATATTGCAGGTTTCTTACCAGTGATTTCGTATATCGGGACTTCGATACTGCGAGTGTATTTATCATCGTCACCGTCAGTAGACTCGCCATCAAAATCTAGTTCAGCGAAATCGAGACCGAAACCTGTTATTGAAATATCAAAATCGTCAAGTTGCAATCGTTCTAGTTCATTCAGTAATAGATCGCCATTCCAACCAGCGTTTATTGCAAGTTGGTTATCTGCCAGGATATACGCACGCCTCTGCGTGTCAGACAAGCCATGCAGTTCGATGACGGGTATCTCCGTCTGTCCCAGATTCCGAGCAGCCTGTACCCGTCCGTGCCCTGCGATGATTCCGTTGTCGCCGTCCACCAGTACCGGGTTCGTCCAGCCGAATTCCTTGATGCTCGCTGCGATCTGAGCCACCTGCTCGTCGCTGTGCGTTCGGGCGTTGTTGACGTAGGGAATGAGCGCGTCGATGTTTCGGTACTCGACGGCCAGTTCATGCGCGGGACGCTGAACATCGGCGGCGGTGTTCTCGTCCCATGCTGCCTGTCGCATCGCTTCGTGCGTTGGCGAGTCGGGCTTCTCTTTTGCCATGCATTATTTCCTCTGGCTGGCGGTAGAAATGGGCGGTTCTCTCGCTTGAATGACAGGTGCGCCAGGCCCGGAGCCTGTCTAGGCGAGAGGAACACGCCTGTCGCGTATCGTAGCACGCCAGTGTCGTATCGTAACGGACAGGGGCGTCCCTTCCGGGTTTTGCGGGTTACTACTGGTATTCCCCTTGAACGCCTGTGCGGCGATGCTGGGTGGCCTGGAAACAGTTTTGTGAGGGTATTCAGTTCCGGTTAATTACATTTACCGAATATTTCCTTTTCTATCCGTAACTAGTAACGGTTTCTATTAGTAACTTATTTAATATATTTAACATATTTACATTTCTGGTTACTGTTACGTTACTGGTTACTGAGTAACCGCGTACGCGCACGTGAGGAACGGGGAGGGTTCCAGGGATTTCGCCTTGCGAACTAACCGAATTATCCGAATTAACAGTTGGGCGCGGGTTGCTCCAGGGAGTATCGGCGGGAAATTGCTTGTTCTCTTGTTCCCACACAGGGGCCAGAACAAGAAAACAAGAAACATCTGAACTGAAATCAACCGATCCTGCTTCTGGTGAATTCAAATTACGGGAACAAGAAAACCCCGACACTTCTGCCGGGGCTTGTCTCTATACGGGGATTGCTCCCCGCCGGGTTGGTTGGTAGGCGTTATGCCTTGTAGATTCCGAGGCTGAATGAGTAGTAAGGCTCCACATAGAACCCGTGGTTGTTCTGGATGACTGCGGAAACTT